CACAGGCGCAGCCACAGGTGGTGGTGCTACAGGCTCTGGTGGAGGCGCATACGGATTAAACACAGGCGCATTGCCAGCAAAGAAGTTTGAGTAGCCTTGACCACCGCCCTCGATAAAGTCATCCCTAAAAAGACCACCATTGTCTTCGTAGTTGGCATATATCGGGGTATCAGAAAGGAATCGGTTATACATCATTATCTCCATAGAGTAATGGACTGCATGATGCGTCATCCTTAGACACAATTATACCTAAATTATCCAATAACAACATATTTGTAAGTCTTATCAGCAGTTGAATTTGCAAAATGACTAATAGTAGCCGTTCCTTGTCCTTGGCTACTGGCGTAAATGTTTGCTGAAGCCGCAGGAGCTACATACTGCATGGTTGCAATAGCACTTGGCACAGCAGGTCTTGTTGGGCTAGTCCCTGCCGCATAGTGCTCAATGGACACTCCAATATCGCTGACTCGCCACATAATCTCAACATAGTCATTGACATTTAAGTCAAAAAAGAAGTTCAAAGCAGCGACCAAATGGCTAGGGTCTCCAGAGGATTTTCTAGCAGATAAGAAAAACTTACTGTTTGAGTTTGCTACATCAGTACCATTTACTCTAAACCAAATGTCAACGTCTTGACCATCGTTTGTCGTATTCTTAAATTGAATCGAAAACTGTAAGTCGTATAAACCCTCATTCTTGACATTTAGCCTAGAATTGTTTGACAGGGTTACACCATTGCTGAAATCTGTTGTATTAAAAGTAATAGCGTAGGCAGTAGTAGTATTGGCCGCAGTTTGGTCTGTAGAGTCTTGAAAAGCCCCGTAAGGCGCAGAATCAGCATAAGCCGCAGCAGAGGCAGGGGCAAACAAAATAACGCTATCCCCACCAATCCTTCTGTCGTTCAGAGTGGTAGTCGTAGCACCACCCGTAGCCAAGGTTAGCGTTCCAGTATTATTGGTCTTGCCATCCATGATCTGACGAACAATCTCAGCAGTCTGTCGCTGATCTCCACCGAACGGAGGAAGCGTTCTAAACATTATCTAACTCCCTGACCTTGGAAATCAACATCCAAAGCAACAGCAGTTTTCCATTGACCTGTAGGTGTGATCTGAAACTGGTGGAAGTTACCATTTGACCTCAGAGACACTCTGTTATCAGAATCAGCCGCCAGAGACGTACCAAACACAGGCGCTTCACTCAACAATGTCCTAGAGGCCACAGCCACATTAGCAGAGCCTCCATCAATCAAGGGTCTAGCTAGGGTTACTACTGATCTACCGCCTGCATTTAAGTCACCAGTTACGATGTTTCCTGTAGCGTTAGCCCCGTTATAGGTAACGACATATCTGCCATTCGTACCTCCAAGGAAGTACTTTCCGCCCATATAAAGTATAGAGTCCAAGCTAACAGTCAAAGCATCAATGCTGTTAGAGATCGAATCTAGGTTTTCTAGGGTAGTGGCAGCAGTAGAAGCATCAGAGATGTAATCAGCACCAGCATCGCCATATGTCCACTTTTTAGTGTTGAAGTTGTAAATTAACAACTGTCTGTTACCAAAAGTAGTTCTAAAGTTCCAGATAATCAACTTGCGAACAGGGTCTACAGCCGCAGACATTAGGTTAAATTGGCTCTCATCAGCGTTAGCAAAGAACCAACGATCTACCTTCTCTGTGCCAATCCCAACAACACTCTGTCCATCACACGAGTAAAAACCATCGTCTGACAAAAAGAAAGTTATGCCTTGGACTTGAGCAATCGAGCCAGAAGCAATACATCCCTTACCACGAGAGATGTTGTCAAACTGGAAAATGAATGGAGTGCCGATATAACTCATGCGAGTTATTCCCTTTTCCAAGAGAATAATTCCCACCTCGCCACCACGAATTCCCATGATCTGACCGCCATCAGGAATGTCTTGGTAGTCAGCTTGAGTTACCTGATCTGCATCCCATTCAGTCTCATCGTTGATACCAGACCATTGAACCCTAGATGGATAAAGAGTAGATGAAGCGTTAATAAACGCAGTCACCACAAAATCACGCACGACAGTTATGTAGCGACAGATTGGAGCACTAGCCGCTAAGTCTGCAAACGCAGTAGAAGTACCTAGAGTAAACACTTGCATTGGGTCACTAAAATTAGTCCCAATGATGGCATTGCCAAACTGAGTAAATCTAAATCTGTCGCCATAAGCGTTAGGAGTGTATCCACCAGCTTTAGAAACATTGGTCAAAGCACCAACACCACTCACGCTCAAAATCTTTGTTGTTCCAGCAGCAAACAACTTAGTGTCATTTGTAGGGGTTTTCCCTGCTACCAATGTAGTAAGGTCTTCTGTGGCTTCTTGAGAGAATGTAGCCGCAGTTGGGAGTGGGCCATAACCCACAGCCTGAGAGACTACGTTCTTTGCGTCAACCAAAGCACCAGTAATGCTAGGTTGGTCAGGCATCCATTCACCAAAGTTTAGTTTTGTCGTTGCCATGTATTATTCCCTTGAGCCTGAATTGTCCATGTGTTGTCATTAGCAGACACAGGTGTCCATGTGTTTGAATCACTTGATACTGTTGTCCAAGTGTTTGAGTCTGTAGAAACAGGTGTCCAAGTATTGTCATCCTCTGGTACTGGTGTCCAGTTCTCACCAAGGATGACACCCTTTGCGGTGATCGTAGCCGTGCCAGTAACGCTACCAACTCCTGCGTAAATTGCGGAAGCTGAGGCCGTAAAATCTGTATTACAAGTGATACTTGCATCACCAGCAACAACCAAACCACCATTAGCAGTAAATGTTGCATCACAAGTAATAACCGCTACAGCATCACGAACCCTAATCGCATCAGCAGTTACAGTTGCGTCAGCCGTGATAGAAGCTACGCCATTGGCAACAATTCCACCTAAAGCAGTTACATCGGCATTGCAAGTTATAGAAGCATCTGCAAACTGGACACGAGTACCAATTGCAGTTACATCAGCATTACCCGTGATACTTCCAGAAGCAAACTGTACCCTGATTGCATCCGCAGTTACTGTTGCATTAGCATCTATCGCACCAGAAGCAAACTGAACCCTAGTCGCATCACAAGACGCACTAGCTGAACCATCAATGCTTGCACTAGCGTATTGAATCCTAACAGCATCAGCCGTGACTGTTGCCGTTCCATCTACTGCTGCCACACCATTCTGAACCCTTACCGCATCAGCCGTAACAGTCGCAGAAGCACTCACAGACCCATAGGCATCCCATAGGGTAACTGAGGTGGTGTAGAGTGAACTATCGAGTGTGAGTGTTAAGTCATCAATGCTAGACTTTAAATTGTCTAGCGAATCAATTGTCCACGGAGGCAGTAAATCAGCCATCTCACGCTAAAGTAACGCTCAATGAACCAGAGGCAATGCGAAACACATCACCAGTTGCAATCGTCTTAGAAGCGTCTAGTGCTGTGTGATAAAGCAAGTTACCAGCAGTAGAAGCATCACGGATTCCAATGTGTGTAATCGTACCCCATGAGCCACCAGCTTGAGGAAACTCAACAGCCGCAGAGTTGGTAGTCGCACCATTGCTAGGCGCACCAAAAGTCACCGACTGGCGAGCATAGCTAGTGCCAGAACACTCAGTTCCAGTATCAGCATCAGTTGGGTCAGAAGTGTACAAAGCCACATACACAGTCGTTGGCGATGTGTACGAGGTATTACGCAAAGTTGCGTTAATTAATGCGTTTTCAAGAAAATTGCTAAATTCAGCCATAGTTTCACCTTGCAGTAAGTTTCATTGCTAATGGGACACCAGAGTACTGAGTATTCTCATCAGACCTAGTGAGAGAGGAAATCGCACGATCATACATAGAACCCCATGTATTGACACGACCATCGTTGAATAAATACGGCTCTGCCTCAAGCAAAGCAGCGTACAGTAGTGCGTCAGGTGCAACATTTAGAAACACATTAGATGCGTTTGTACTAGACATATACGGAGGAGCAGAATAGTACAAGAGTCTCAATGTATAAACGCCATCAGGCACAGGAGACAACAGAAACTCGTTAGCCAAGATCGTGTAAGACTTAGGAACACCAACTTCTGATGCTCTTGGGTCATTAGACAAAGTAGATGGGCTAGAGTAACTTAGTGGTTGGATTGGGTTTGTCAAAACGACAAAATCACGAATCTCTAAAAAGTCGCTAGGAACTTCAACAGTTGAGTCACCAGATACTGTAGCTGTTGTTACAGACTTGAGCATCTGACGAACACGCAGTTCTCTACGCAGACGATTCTCAGCAAATGTAATGAAGTCTGGAATCTGGTTGGTCAGATCAGACCTAGCCAGATAACCTGCGATTGAGGTCTTTAAATCAGAGTATGTTGCGAAACTCATACTACTCCTGTCCTAGTGCGCCATGCACGATTCATTGGGTCATTCAACCAAGCAGCAAAAACGCTTGTCATCAAGAACAGCAAAGCCACGCATGATGCCTTGTTTATTTAGATCATCAATCACAGTCATTGGGATAGATGCGACCTTATTGCCAAACAAATTATCAGACCATCTTGCACGTTCATCAAAGGAGTTATATTCCTTTTTATTCTGCTCAACAATGTCTGAAACATCTTGGCGAGTTTGAATAACGATGCCACCTTCGCCATCGGCATGAACAGCAGTTTGTCTAATGTTTTGCATATCTTAATTCTATCAGTTTGTGTAAAAAAGAAAATGCCCCAGAGTTTTAATTCTGAGGCATTGGTATCACATCTATGTGAGACTTATGGCGTGATATCCGCGATAATTCCGTGAGCAGCTTCGTTCTTAACTTCCAATGTGAACTCGCACAACAATTGTGTAGACTCATTGTCACCAGTCACAGCCAACTCGTTGGTCTGGAATGGGCGCAAGTAAGCGATAGCAGCCATGTCAGGGTCAAGCACATATGCAACTTCGTCACAAGTGTTGGTAGAAGTCATAAAGCGGTTAGGCACAACAGAAACTGTACCGAAATCGCTCAAATAAACGTCAGCCGCACCAATGATGGTAGTAGGAGCATTTGATGGGGCCATGAAACGCTGTGCAGCGATACCAGCAAAGCCAGACACCAATTGCTTGTGTGCAGGGTTGACCATCAACACTTTAGGATTGCCACCAGAAGCGTAAACTTCACGGATAACAGTCTTCAAGATTGTTTCTTCAAAAGTGCGGTTTGTGCCGTTGGTACGAGCAGTAGTTCCCAAAGAACCAGCCACACCATTAGTACCACCATCATAGTTAGAAGACAACCATGCTTGCAGACCACCCAATTTACGAGCAGTAGAGCTATTGCCGTTGGCAGCAGTTTGGTTGCTCAACAAAGAGGTTTCCATGTCACGCTTGATTTCGCTAGAAGCCTTGGCCAACTGATAAGCCTTTTCAGACTTACGACCAGCTTTGTCAACGCTTTGCAAAGTGCCAGAAATCTTCACAGTCTTCTGAGCGATCTGAGTGCGGTTGCCAACACGGGTAGTTGGGGACATAGTAGCGTCAGATGCTGTTGCACCCTCAACTGCGTAGTTGTCTAAAGTAGCAGCGGCAAGGCTGTCAGTCTGCCACTCGTGCAGAACAGCAGTAGCCTTTGTCTTGCCAATAGAAGACATGAAAGGAACATCTGTTGGTGAAATCGAGTAGATAACATCCGAAAGGTCTTCACGCTGACCAATAGCGGTGTAGGTTTGATATGTAGCCATTTTAAAACTCCAAAATTAAAAGAATCGTTCAAATGCTTTGGCAGCGTCTGAGACTTTTCCTGTCTCACGCAACCTTTGCATTGCCTGTTTATCACCTGATGACTTAGTAGGCGGTGCAGAAGTTCCTGATCGCATCATCTTAGGAGCAGCTTGAAGTTTCTTGTTTACTTCTGGTTTGCTCTTTTGAAGTTGCGCGTACTTCATCCCGTTATACAAAGTCAGCACAGCACGACTGTCATATAGTTGACTGAGTTCTTGGTCAGACCACCCAACAGACTTCGCATAGTCACGGATTTGTTTCCGAACCGCATCACCCTGTGGCGTAGCCAACTCAGGAATCAAACTGGTTAACTTCTCAGACTCTTGACGGAGATGGTTTTGCAGAGAGGCATGATGCTCAGATTGTTGCTGTTGGGCAAGTCTTTGCTGTTCCTGTCTAACTACTGCTAATTGCTTCTCTCGCTGACTCTGTTCAGCAACCGCCACGGCATAGCCAATGGGGTCTGTTTCCTTTAGAACATCTAAGTTAACACCCTGATCTTGCTGCGTAAGGAAGCTATCCAACGCTTGCAACTTCTGGGCATATGCTTGTCGCTCTTGTTTCACATACTCTAAGTGTTGACGTTCAGCTTCAAGAGCCTTGCGTTGTTCAGCTAGAGCCTGAGACTTTTTAGTGTAATCTGCACCTTGTTGATAACCCTTGATGAGTTCGTCAAGTTCTACCTCAACTTCCTCACCACTTGCCTTGACTTTATATCTAGGCTTAGGTTGTTCTTCCTCAGATTCCTCCGAGTATTCAACTTCATCACTCGCCTGAAGTTCCTCTGTTTGCTCCTCGGCTTGGCCTTGTTCGGCTTCCTCAGAATCACCCATCAGACTTTCAAACGCTGAAGCGGCTTCGTTTACATTTAGGCTTTCACTCCCACTTGGGTTGGTGTTTTCCATTTGTCATCTCAAAAATCGCTAGACACCTTCTAGACGGAGGTGTGGTTTTTATACCACAGAATCTACAATATTTTCCACTTTTTCTCTTTGATTAGAGTTTCCGAGGCCAAGCCTTCTAGGTGTCCTGTAATCAAATCGATTGTCTTGATATGTCTGTAAGCATCTTCTCTTACACCTATATCACTACTATTTGTGTTAATTATTACACTAATCTGTTCTTTTTTCAAATTATCTATGACTTCTTTGAAAAAGTCATCGTTTAACAGATTCTTAGCCCATTGAGCCTTGAGGTGTTTGTCCATATTGGCTTTGTATTCCTGCAATTACATCGTTGATCGAAAGGTTCTGTGTTGGGATTGATTCTCTTGAACCACCCAAGATTCTGGTCAACTCATTAAACGTCATGTTAGATGGGTTGGTAGAAGTTGGCATTGCAGGGGCTTTGCTAGGGCTTAGTAACTGTTCCCATTGAGTGCCACGGAGCATCTCTTTGTTACCGAAGTCAATCGGTGCTAGAGGTGTGAACGCTGCTGTACCTGTAGGTTTAATTGGACTTGTCCAATCGCTAGGGATAGGTACTATTGGGAAGCCACCAGAGCCACCACCATCAAGGGCTTTAGCACCACCAGCCAATGCTCCTACAAGCCCTGCGGCTCTGAGTGCATCGGATACACCTAAACCAGACTTAGCGGCATTTGCAACATTTGAAGCCGTAGCCGCACCTTCATTCAATTTAGCCGCAACAGACTCAGGAGTTATTCCACCAGCAGCACCTGTAAAGATGCCACTACCACCTGTTAAAGCAGTATTTGTAACTGTTGGTGCGCCTGTAGCCAAGGCATTGCCCAATTCAGCAGCACCTGCAGAACCTCCAGAGCCACCCAAAGCCATATCTAGTTGAGCAAGTTCAGCCTCAGTCATTGCACCACCAAGCAAACCTGCGCCAGTAGCACCAGCCTGAGCCGCCTCAATAGCCGCTAACTCAGCCGCAGTAAATCCTGAAGAACCACCCAAAATACCTGCATTAGCTAAATCAAATGCTGTAGCCGCTTCAGTAGCACCTAACGCACCTGCTCCACCTGTGGCTGCACCACCTGTTGCACCTGCTCCACCTAAACCTAAAGACTCTAAACCACCAATACCAGCAGCTAACAGAGCCATTGTTGCAAAAGGTTTGATGATCTCAGCAGCATTAGAACTAGATGCGCCTGTAGTGTAGAAAATTGGCTTGCCATCAGGAGTGAAATCTACTCGATAGCCTGTATTACCTTTGCCTTCAAAAGTACCACCAAAAGCATTGCCTGTTTGACGTTCGCTATAAGTAACTGGAACAGCTTGACCAGTTATCTTGTTTCCAAAAGTTTGTTCTTCTTGAGTTTGATAGATTGGAGTGCCATCTACACCCTCACCCATGTATAACTCAACTTGCTTGGTTACAGGGCCAAACTGGTTAATGTCGGTAATCCCAATGCTATCCAAGATGCGAGCCATGTCTTTGGTAGCCGCATCAGCACCATAGCCACCTGTCCACTTGTCGGTAGTGCCTTGCGATTGAATCTGCTTAATGAGATTATCAATGTTTGACATGATTAACCCTTAATCTCTACGTTAGAAGTGATACCAGCACCAACCTTCATTGCTTTCAATTGAGCCTCAACCTCAAACTCTTGTTGCTTCATAGCAAAGTAAGCTTGTTGTTTTTCACGCTCTAATTGCAACTTAGCCGCTTCTTTCTCACGAAGCAATTGCATCTCAAGGCCAGCCTTCTGTTGAGCCATCTGCATATCAATCTGCATTTGCTGTTGTTGCAATTGCATATCAGCTTGGGCTTTTTGTTGGTTAGCCTGAATCTCAGCCTGAGTCTTTTGCATCAATGCCTGAACTTCTGGAGGCATCTGTGGCTCTTGTGGAGGAGGAGGATTAGACAACTGCTGATCTTGCTCTGGTGTGATCGCTTTGTAGAACTCACCAGAATCCTTAAATCCTGCCAACTCAACCATCCGACCTAAAGTAGAACGATACTGAGCAGGGGAGACATAAGGATTGGCAGGGCCGTACTGGTTAATCAATTGCTCTTGTTTAGCAAGAACCATATTCAGCATAGCCATTTGCTCTTGTCTGTTGCCAGCACCCAAACCTACGTTAATCGCTACATCGTATTGATTAGCCCATGTGCGAGGGTCAAACTCTACGAACTCACCACGCATACGCACCAAACGAGGCTTATCTTGATACTTGCACAAAAGATGCAAGATGCCCTTAAACAGAGACTTAACACCTGTCTCAGCAAACAAACGAGCCATCAGTTCAATCTTACCTGCGCCAGCTTGTTGCATAGAAGCAACAGCCGCAGCAGTCACGTTCTGCAAAATAGATGGGTCTAAACCCTGTGAAGCATCAGATACGCCTGTACGCTTAGACTGCATGGTATCCAAGTACTGAAGCATTGGGAAAGCAGCAGTCGCTACGTTTGTGACGTTAAGTTGTTGGACAGCACCTTGAGACTTGGCACGAATAACACCACCTGCTGTAGATGTAAGCAAGTCGTCTAGGTTTACTTGACCTTCAACAGCGACCACTCGAGCATTGTTTGTCAGATAGAGGTTATCAAGAATCTGACGAGTGATCGTAGTCTTGATTAGCTGAATGTCTGTGGTTCTGTCAGCAAGTGAGTTACCAAAGAACTTGTGTGGGATTGGGATGGGGCAGATTGAGTGGAAAGGAACATAGTCCACTTCCTCGACCATCTCTTTACCCTTGGCATCTTCAAGAATCTCGTTAGATGCGTAGAACACCTGAACGAGTGAGGCAATACCCTTACCATTTACATCAGTCTTTACATAGCACTCAAAGACCTCAATCTCTTGCATGGATGGGTCATCAGTCTGAACTTGGTAAGGTTGCTCACCAGCAGAGAAACGAGCCACACGCTCTGGAGTGTATGCAAGGGCATCACCCATTTGCAGACCTTCAACTTGCTTCTTGTTAAAACCCATAGCGATCAAGTCACTACGAGTCAGCATTTGTCTGTGGGCTACGAATGGGCTATCAGCAATCGTGCGAGCCTTCTTGCTAATCAAGAACTCCTCTGGAGGCACGTTCTCAATGCGAACCCGACCAACCATCTTTTTCTGCTGCACAACCACGTTGTGAATGGAGTTAATCATTGGCTGACCCATCTGGTCTAGCGCAGGATTACCCATTTGATCTAGGATAGGGAATTCTTCTGTGTCTTGCTCGACAATCTCCATTGTGTCGTCAGACATGAGCATTGCCAACTCATCGTTAGACAAGTTGAAGTAACGCTCTTTGGTAATATTTTCCTCGTCAGACCAGTATGCTTTCACCACTCCATTTTTCTGAAGCAAAGCATCTTTAAACCAGTCATGCAGAATGGCTACACCCTCATTGTCACGCAAAAATACCCAGCTACAATAGTCTGTGGCTTGTTTTGCGCTGGCTTCATCACGAGGGCCTTGTGGTTCAAAAACAACAATGTTGTCTGAGCCTGTAAAGATACGAACTAAAGAGGGTAGAGCACCATCAATTGCTTCGGCTACCTCACCTGTAACGATCTGGCTCTTTCCCTCAATCTCGGAGCCATATGGAGCACGCAAATAGGCTTCAATAGCCTGTTTACGCTGTTCGACTGTCTCACTTTCAATAAATCCGATCGAGTCGTCAATTTCTGCCTGTAGTATCGACTTCAAGTCGTTCGTTTCCATGTGCATCCTTTGGAGGGCGACCTAGTTTTGGTCTTGTCGGTAATTGTAATGCTTTTACCACATTTTCTAACATTTCAAGACGAGTTTCAAGTTCTTTTATCTTTGGGGCAAGATTGACCCCTTGGCGTTCTACATACATTACACAATCCATTTCTGAGGTTTATTGATAGATTCGCCCCAAGATGAATGTCCTTCATCCAGAGCAACAGCGACATATCTCCACGAGTCTGCTGCATGACTGTGTTGGTCGTGCAAAGGCTTGTTAGAGAACATTTTGGTATTTGGGTCAACATCGTAGCGATAGTGCCTCAAGTTCTGGAGGCCATCAGCGCAGTTTGTTGAGTGGATAAATGCCCTGTCTAACAGCAACCGAGCAGCGTTAATGCCATCAGCAACTGATAGTTTTGGCGTAATCCTGACTGGTTTACCCATGCCTTGCAGAATATCCTTGACCGATTTACCAGTCATATTCTTATTTTCAGCATCGTGAGGCAACCACCAATCTTTATAAACATATCCTTTGTCTTGCAAGACTTGGGCGTAATGGTCAATGGTCTTTTGGCAGTTTTGGTAGAAGTCAATAACTCTAACCTCACCACCAGCAATCACCTGAACAAACCAGATTGAGGTCATGTCAGCCCATCCTAAATCCCAGAATGTTTGAACAGGAATAGACTTATCAATACTCAGGTCACGGATTCTGTTTTCTTCTAATGCTTTACGCAACTCATTAGCGTACACAGCACCATCAAGCATTTGCCTTGTATGACCCTCCCACACATTTAGGTAGGAATCCATATCTTTTGCTTTAAGCTGTTCCAATTCATCCTTTAGAACATCAGGAAACCAAGGGTTATCACTATGATTGACCTTGACAACAAAAGCATTGTTAGGAGGACTGACCACAAACCTTTTGTAAGTTTCATCAGTATCTAAGTCAGGGTTAAATGTTACCCATATCTCAGAGTTAGGCTTTCGAATAGTCGGTATTAGGGTTTCCCATGAGGATTTAGATACAGCTTGGCCTTCCTCCACCCAACAAATATCTACACCCTCAAAAGACTTGATTGATGTGACATTGTGCTTTAAACCTACAAAGGAGAACTCTGAGCCATTTTTGCCATAGATAGCTGTCCTTTGTATGTCAAAGAGATCTGCTGCACCCATAGCTTTAATTTGGTCTGCCAACAAAGCAATTACAGAGTCTGAGATTGAATTTTGTAACTCACGAGCGCATAAAACCCTAATAGGGCTTTTCATTGATAAAGCAATCAATGCCCTAGCAACACTCCAAGACTTAGCAGAGCCACGACCACCATAAAGTATTTTGTATCTCTTTGGCTCAAACAGGAATCCTAGCTTTTCAGGAAAGTCTAGTTCAATCTGCATTAGGACGCTTTAGATTGATGTTGATGCCTGAAATTTGCATTGGGCCACCATCAGCACCAGTCATCTCAGTTCTATTTAGCTTTGGAGTAGCATACTCAGCCATTTGAGCCAACAAAGTTAAAGCACCTTTAGGGTCTGCTTTTATTTCTTTGTCTGGGTTTCCCTCTGCTACCTCTGTGAGCCATTTAGAGACATTATCAGCGTTATCCTCTAGCAACCTACTAACAGTCTCTCTAAACGTCTTGGTGGCCTTGTTAACGCTTCCAGTAGGCCGTCCTCGACCTCTGTTTGTTAAATTTTCAGAATTATTACTCTGTAATTTATTCATTTTGTTTGACTCCTCTAGGGTTGGTCAAGGTTAGTATCTGCTCACATTAAGCAGATTTAGTATATCACTTGCCTTTTTTCATTACTTTTTTAGCAGAACTCAAGGCAATGGCAACAGCTTGCTTGGGGTTCTTGACAACCTTACCACCCTTACCAGAGTGCAGAGTGCCTTCTTTGTACTCACCCATTACCTTGCCAACTTTTTTCTGACCAGCTTTTGTCATTTTCATGTTGTTCACCATTTTTCCTTGGCAGACCAAAAGGCTGCACTCATTTTGCCTTTTGCAATGTTTTTAGCATGACGAGCCATAAAACTTTCTCTACGATTCTTGTCAGCCTCAGATTCACCAGCCTTCTTAGGTGAACCCTTTACACCTTGCTGACCAAAACGAATCAGCTTCACATCCTCACCAGACTTCGCCAAAACAGCGTGAGACTTGGTTGGATGGTTAGGAGTTCTCTTAGGCTTGTTATAGCCAGAAAACTGCTCTGTGCCTCGTTTAATCATTTCTTTTTAGCAGTCTTAGCCGCTTGCTTAAACGCATCCGCAGTTGGCGCACCCTTCGAGCCAACTTTACGCATACGCTCTGGAGTCTTGCCAGCAGCCTTTTGCGCCTCGATACGATCACGCTTTTTGCGGATGTTCTCATAGAGGCTCATTTTTTAGGCTTCTTTGCTTTGTTCTTTGCAGTACGCTCACCACGCACAGGTTTAGTCTTCTTCTGCATCAACTTCTGCATCATCTCCAGAGCTTGCTGATTTGTCGTTCCCATCATATTCATCCTCGGTTATTGGCCCACCTGCAATCCATGCCTCACAAGTTCTCTTGGAAGCACACTTAAAATCAAACACTTCGCAGTAACCTAAGTCACCAGCGTCAATCACTTCCCAAGCATCCATCTCCTCGCCATTCATCTCCAAGCCTGACTCAATGCAAGCAAGCATCTTTGGTGTTTGAATGAAAGCTGAACAGTTACCGCAACGAGACTTCTTGGCTTGTTCTGGGGAGTTTCTCCATGTCTTACTGATCTCACGCCAGTAATCCATGTTGGCTTCGTTGGGGTTCATTGGGCCATAGTTAGCCTTGTCGATGGCTTTCTGACGATTCTCAAGATTGACCTCTACATCACCTGTAGCAACAGGACAAGCCTTGCCACTTTTCTCTTGGCTTTGTATCTCAATTTCAATCTTAACGGATGGTTCTAGCAAGCCTGTCATGGCAATCCTCATGGAGTTTGTACTATTTTCGCACAAAAAAAGAGGGCATACAAGCCCTCAAAACTCATGGCAACTGAGTGCCTCTATCCTATCAACTTTCTCAGGGTTTCGTTTAAAACTGACATTTCTGTTTGTTTATAAACCGACCAGATTCTTGCTTGTCCATGAATTCCATTGTGGCTACCCTGATGGCAGTCCTTACATAGCGGAATACAAAGATACTGCTGGTGCTGCTCAATGTGGTGAGCATCTGATGGCCCTGCCTGACCACAGACCCCACAAGGCATCTCTTTCACCCTTGCGAGGTGTAGTCTCTCTCGGCTAGAAAGTTTGTTATTCAATCTCTACCACCAGATTCCCATTTGACCTTATGTGGTCTTTTGTTTTCTGAATGTATCTCTCAAACTCACTTCTTGAGATACTTCCCTGTTGTAAATCAGCATACTCAATCAATTCTCTGATGGCTTTTATCCCTTGCCCATCTAAACCCATCTTCTTTGTCTCTTGGTAGCGCAAGGCTGCTTTGTGGAGGCTATCCTGTGCTGTTTGGCAAATAGGTAGTACTTCTGGGCCTACTCCATTCTTTCCCATCATCTCAGACAGGTTTAACACATCTACCAAGGTTCGCCAATCTAAGAT